GTGGATCCAAGGTTAACGGTATTGTATCCAGCTCCATCGCCAATCGCAAAGGCTGGAGGCATGTATAGGTTGATCTCATCAGTACCTACTCGGGTGTCACCATCATATGGTACAAACTTAATGTAGGGTACTCCAGCACCAGTAAGGTTGGATGGGAATCTTAGTATTGCCATTTCATTTTCCTATATAAATACAAGTATATGGTTATTTATAAGGTTTTTTTATGGGAAAGTATTATAAGGGAAAATATACTGTCAAGAACAAAGCTAAATATAAGGGTGACTACAAGAATGTAGTATATCGATCTTCTTGGGAAAGAGCAATGTTTCGTTGGTGTGATGAGAATCCATCTGTAGTAGCTTTTAATTCCGAAGAAGTTATTATACCTTATATCTGTCAGACTGATAATAGACAACATAGATACTTCATGGATGTATACTTTAAACTTACTAATGGACAAGAATATCTTATTGAGATTAAACCTAGATCACAAACATTACCACCTAAGACTCCTAAGAAGAGATCTAAGAAGTATGTTACTGAAGCATTAACTTACATTAAGAATCAGTCTAAATGGACTGCTGCACAAGAGTATGCTAATAGAAGGAATATGGTGTTTGAAGTATGGGATGAACATAAGCTTAGATCATTAGGTATGAAGATATTATAGTTTCTTTATATCTCTACCGTCCCGCTGACAATGATTTATTATAACATGAAAATGAGAAAATGGCAACCCGGTAAACGCAATAAAAGGGCAAATAAATGGCTAAAGGTCAAAGTTATTTTACAAGCAAAACCATAGGCAAGTACACAAAATCGGCTAAGGATGCTACTGACGATTCTAAGTCCTGGTTTGGCAAACTTGTCAGCAAACTTCGTAAGCCTTCGAATGTCAGTGTTGTGCGTGGTACCTTGCTTAAAGATCCTGAGCTTGAACCTGTCAAGAGCTTTAAGGTAGGCCATATGTACACTTACTTCTATGATCCAAAGCATGAGAAGACTTTGCCTTTCTATGATAGGTTTCCATTGATCATTTCTGTTGGTCCAGCCAAAGGCGGGTTCTATGGAATCAATCTTCACTACCTACCACATAAGTTAAGAGCCAAGTTATTTGATGCACTGTTGTCCATTACCAATAATAGTAAGATGGATGATTCAACGAAGTTTAAGTTATCATATAAGCTATTGAGTAGCATATCAACAATGAGGTATTTTGAGCCTTGCTTTAAGCATTACCTCACATCACACATATCAAGTAGAATTGTCAAGGTACCTGCCGAGCATTGGGAAAAGGCCTTGTTCATGCCAACAGAACATTTCCAGAAAGCTGATAACGCAGCAGTCTGGTCCGCATCAAGAAAGAGGGTTAGCTAATGGCTATAAATTCAATAGAAAAATTAAGGGCTTTCTTCGAGAAGTCCGGCGGCCTTGCAGCCAATAACGAATACATGGTAGTGCTAACAGGTCCGACAGGATTAGGGATTAAGTCAGAGGATCTTCATATCCTTTGTCAGTCTGCTACATTACCTGGTCGTGCTATAGCAACAGCAGATTATGAGACAACAGGCATTCCTATCAAGATGCCATATACGGTTCTTAATGACGATGTATCCATCTCTTTTCTATTGACAAACGATTACATGGTAAAGAAGTTCTTTGAGGAATGGATTGATAAGATCATTGACGTACCTCGTTCTAAGGTCATGTACAAGGAAGACTATGTTTGTGATATTGAAATCATTCAATTGGACAAGCAACACAAACCTGTATATACTACCACATTAATCAACGCATTTCCGATAAAGATATCTCAAGTAGATTTCACAGATGAATCGCATGACGTTATACGTATTGCCATTGATTTTGCTTACGATAACTATATAAATAAGAGTACCAACAATATAATTTAATAGGATGAACATACTATGGCATTACCAATTATCAAGACCCCAATCTACACATTGACGTTACCATCGACAGGCAGTACATACGAATATAGACCGTACGTAGTTAAAGAAGAAAAGAACTTAATCGTTGCTATGGAATCACAAGATTCTACTATAATGATTAATACATTGAAAGAGATCGTAAGATCATGTCTTTTTGATAAGGCAGATGTTAACAAATTTACAATGTTTGATTTGGAGTTCTGCTTTACCCGATTACGATCAGTATCATCTGGGTCCGAAGCAAACCTACAAGCTAAGTGTCAGGCAAAAGAATGTGTAGGTACACATGACATTGTCGTTGATCTAGGCAAAGTGGAAATTGTGGGTGAAATGGTTTCTGTAAAGGAACGTACAATCAAATTGACAGATGAGGGTGTTGGTGTTGTACTAAAATACCCAACCATAAAAGATTTGACCAAGTATGGTGTTATTGACAGTACCGGAAAGGATGAGATGGCAATGATGATTTTGGCTATCGTATCCTCAATCGATTCTATCTATGATGCTGATGAGGTGTATGCTGCGGAAGATTCTAATAAGGATGAACTGGTAGCATTTGTAGAGCAATTGAATAATACACAGTTACAAAAACTGGCTGAGTTCTTTAAGTCTATCCCTTCACTGAAACATGTTGAAGAGTATGACTGTAAAGTATGTGGCCATCATAACGTTGTTACTTTAAGTGGTATGCAAGATTTTTTCTAGCATGCCTCTCTAATGAAAGCCTAGAGTCACACTATCAAACAAACTTTGCAATGATGCAGCATCACAATTACAGTTTGTTTGATTTAGAGAATATGTGGCCTTGGGAAAGAGAGGTTTATGTCATGATGCTGACCAACTACTTAAAGGAACAAGAGGAAGAGCAAAAGAGGAAGAAGTAATGTCTGATAATAAAAATAAAATGGACATTGATGGTGATGGAGTAGTTGAGGCAGAAGAGTTAGCCTTATTTGGAAGGCGTATGCAGGGCCAGAGAACAACCACCCAAATCTCGATGGTTTCGGTTGTTCTTTTCACGGCCCTGCTTTTTACTCCATTCATATCAATAGATAGAATCAATGCATTATCTGATGTACTGCCAATGTTCTATCTAGGTAATTTTTCAATCATTGGTGCTTACATGGGCATTACTTTGTTCATGACAAAGGGGAAATAAATGGCAATTGATAGAGAGTCAGCATCTGATAAAGCTCAGAAGCGGAAGATAAGTGATATCACAGAAGAGCTAATTGCTTCTAATAAAGCTCGGAAAGATTCTACTGATAAGCTTACTGATACGATGGAGAAAATAACATCGGGTATTGTAGCTACGCCTGCTAAGGTTGGTCGTGGGCCTGATAGACAGCCACACCAAAGACGTGAAGCCACTCCAGAAAATGAATCACCACAAGAAACCGGTGATAATGAGGACGTGGTAAGTGCTATTAGAAATCAATCAGATGTGATTCGTGATGCCCAATTATCCGAAGAAGATCAGCGCGAACAGATGTCGATTTTCACTAGCATTTCAAGAGGTATTCAGGGTATATGGAATACTGCTCAAGAGCAAGGAGAAGATGCGTCTTTAAAATCTGGTAAAATGTCGATAGCATTACAATTATTGGCTCCTATGATCTCTGGTGCAATCTCTGGCCTATTGGCTGGTATGGTTCAGTTCCAGTTAAAAATGATTAAGAATCTTGGCAAGATACTGCTGCCTATAAAACCACTCATCAATTCCTTAAATAAGCTTGGTCAGAAGTTTCCAATACTTGCCAAAGCGTTTGGTGGCATCGCAAACTTTGCTGCTACTATTGGAAGGCATTTGAATGTCAATAAATTTGTGAATGCAGTCAAATTTATGGGAACGGTCATTGGCGCTGTAGTTACTGGGCTTGGTATCGCTGGTCAGGTATTCTTGGGATGGGTAGGAAAGATTACTGGCCTAACTTCTTGGGCTAAGAACATGGGTACTGCCTTCACTACCATGGCTTCTGGTATTAGAGCGATCATGGCTCCTATTCATGTGGCCTCTGAAGGTATCTCACATCTTAATACAATGATCAAAACCGGAGCTGATGTCATAGTTCGTTTCAAAGCGATATTCGGTAAGGTTTTTGAGTTTATGAAGAGATGGGGTGGCCCTCTTAAAATTATATTCGCTGCTGTGGAAGGTATTAAAGGAGCAATGGAAGGTTGGAAGACAGATGGATTTGTAGGCCTGATCAAGGGAGCTGTTAAAGGCGTATTCCAATCTATAGTAGGATCGTTATTTGATTTATTGTTTGGTGTAACTGCTTGGGTTCTTGACGCTTTCGGTTTTGAGGGTATAGCAGATACATTAAGAAGTATCTCAGTAACCGATATATTCATGGGCTTCTTTAACAATATAGTAGATTACATGGCTGGTTGGGTTGGTGATGTTATGAATCTATTTACTGATTTTAGCTGGTCAGGTCTCACGAATGTGATAATGGGTCTGGTTAAATTGCCAATGGTATGGTTTAGTGAACTCATTAATATGGCAGCTGGTATATTCGGAGTTAAGGTATTTGGTGAGGGTAGTTTATGGGATACTGTTGTAACGCCATTCATCGATGATACAATAGGAAAGATAAAGTCTATGTTTGGGTTCGGCGTTGATGGCGGCGGGTTTTCTTTAATGACATGGATATATGAACATAGCATTAAAAGACCTATAGCATTTCTGAAAGACCTCTTTACTTTCAGCGCAGCAGATATGACGATGTCAGGAGGCTTAATGAAGTTCACTGATATCTTATATGCCCCAGTAAACTTAGCTGTAAATTGGCTACAGGGTATATTTGGGTTTGGCGATCCTGACGAGCCATTTAAATTCAGTACCTTTATTGTAGAATCATTACAAAGACCTATAGCATTTCTGAAAGACCTCTTTACTTTCAGCGCAGCAGATATGACGATGTCAGGAGGCTTAATGAAGCTTGTTGATATCTTATATGCACCATTAAACTTAGCTGTAAATTGGCTACAGGGTATATTTGGGTTTGGCGATCCTGACGAGCCATTTAAACTATCTACATTCATTTCAGAAGTAATGGATAAGGCAATTGCTTGGGTTAAGGATAAGCTTGATATCTTCGGATTATTTGGAAAGGATGACCAAGACAATACTATCATGAAGGTGCCTACCGCCAATGAAATTAATGACGGTGTAAAATCTGTAGCTGAGGATATCAAGGGTGCTTGGAGTTCAGTTAAAGGATGGTTTGGCGGTGATGAATCATTGACTAAGAAATCTTCCGGACAATCGGAAGTATATGCGAAGTCAAATTCCGCAGCAAACAATCAACCTACCATTGTTGTTAATAATGTAAATAACTCTAGCAATAGCTCAAGTGTATCTAACTCTTCTGCTGTGATTGGACAGAGTGGTGGTTCACGTGATCATTATGATGCAGTCTCTAGTATGATGGGTTCATACTAACATAAAAAAACCTCGGTAGGGAGAACTACCGAGGTTTGTCGGCTAAGCCTTTTCAGGCGTCATATAGCAGGAAGCCGTTCCTGTCCCTATATCAAATAACCCCCAAGCCAATGGAAGGGGGCCTACCCTCAAACCGATGTACTGGAGAGGGCTTACTTATTGCTAGTCGTCAGCAGCTAGATTTGCGAAGAATGACATAGCACCATCATCTTCATCCGCTGAATTATCAACTATATTCGCCTTAGGCTTATACTCTGCAGTTTGACCTTTAGGCTCTTCAAAAGTCATGCCTGGCGCTTCAGCACTTGCAGATGGACCAGCTGATTCACCCAACACAAGATTCAATCGTGCTTGAAGCTCGTTATAAGACTTAAAGCTTTTAGGATCAGTAAACTCTTTCAATGGATAGAGAGAGTTGTAAAGACCTTCGAGCTTAGCATCGTCATCAGACAAGGCTTGGATTGGACCAAAATCAGACTTATCATAATTGCGATAGCCATCTACCTTTCGCGCTTTAATCTTGAAGTTAGCGCCTTCCCAGAAGTCAAAAGGATTCATTGGCTTTTCATCTGGAAATTCAGGATTCATCGCATCCATAAGCATATCGAAGATTTTCTTACCATATTCATATAAGAATACTTTACCTTCGTTTTGTGGATTTGCAGGATCTGAAATTACCATGATATTCGATACATAATGCAATCGACGTTTACGTTCACGTACAATTGTCTTGTCATCATCGAAACCTGAGTTCCAAAGCTTCTGATTGGCTTCACCTAACGGATCTTGCTGGCCGATTGTAGTAAGTGATTTTTCCATGTACCATTGACCAGTAGGACCTTTGAACGCGTGATCCCAATACTTAACCCAAGGCAATTCCTCGCCTTCAGCTGCTGGTAGAAAACGGATTTCAGCAAAGCCGTTTTGCGCCTTATCTACTGTCAACTTCCACTTACGATCATCGTTATAATTCTTTGTTTTACTTTCTGATTGTTCCGCTGCGGCTGTCATCTTACTGATCATTGCTTCACGGTTCTTCTTCATTGCTCCGAAACTCATAGTATTACCTCTCGTATTTTCGTTTTGGTGTATCTCGTTTGTGTTCGTATTTTTTATCTTACTTATATATTATACCATAGATTCTATAAAAGTCACGGGTTTATGCGAATTCTTCTAGAATTATTTTGCGAAAACTTGATCGCTGTTCTTCACTCATCCTTATAAAAGGACGTGTTTTAAGTAATCTAAGGTATATTGCGGGCCATACCAAAGTATCTTCCACATGTTTATTTACCCGGGTTATAAACTGCGTCATGCAATCCAATAACAATATGGTAAACAAGTGCACTTGCCCTCCCAACATCATATTAATGATCTTGGGCATTTGACCGTCTATAGGTTGAATCAAATCATCGAACTTACCTATAGTAGCCATTGTTATCATATCCTGTCTGAAGTTATATGAAGCGTTTTGAGACATAGAATCCCATTGCAATACGTTTTCATCACCAACTTCATTAAGTATATCGCCAATCCATATATCAGACTTCTGTACAAAAGAAGCTACCAAGTACTTGATAATACCGTTCTTGGTAGGATGCTTCTTCCTTAACTTCATAAAGAAAAACCGATCCTTTCTTTGTTCAAAAACAGATCGTGAAGTGGAAGTCTTAAAATTATATTTAAGTGCGTCATACTTCTCTGATCCATAATGCAGTTTCAAACTTTGATAAACATGATATGCGTCAAAATCATCGAACTCCACTTTAGCTCGATACTGTGTCATTATAAACTCCTTAGAATGGTAGCTTTAATGTTTTAGTTTTAAGTGCTCTCATTTCAAAGGCATCTGATTCAATCTTACTGATCAATGATGATGATAATAGAGACTTACATTCTGATGGGTCTACTTGCATTACATTACATACAGAAATGACTGCGTCAATATAATTAGTCTTATTGTCCACCTTCTCACGTTCAACAGCCATACTGAATCGCGCCTTAGTCACCATCTTATGTTCGAGTTCTGTATTTAATCTATTGATTTCCATTTTATTCCCATTCATAAAAATGATGTTGATCGATAGTCATGATAAACTTCTTAGTAGGAGCCCATGACGGATTGGATGTAACTGTATGGTAATGTGTACTCATATCTGCCAAATCAATACCAGAAAAATATAGACCATATGAAATAATCATCAAGTTGTAGATGTCGGTATAGCTTTTTATGTCTTCAATATCATCTGACCTACCATCACAGAACCATGAAAAATGGCATTTGTTTCTTAGAGGTTGACCTCGGTCATTATAATGAGACTGGTGGACCACACCACATACAGATGAAGGAAATCTTGAATCCATTACTCGATTCAATACCACATGCGATACAGCAAGCTGACCTACAGATGATTGATTGCGTGCCTCGAAGTAAACATTCTTGGCCAAGCAATCAAGATTCTGTGCATATGATGGTACCACTTGTTCTGTATACCATAGATACTCGATTGGTTTTGTATTGAGAGCAGGTCTTGGTATTGGGTCAGCACTCGCTTCCCGATTTCCCACCGAAAAGAGTAAAGAACCCAATACCGATCCAAATACAATCGTACTACATAACGCATTTACCGCAGCCCATTTAACCTTCATTATTTAAACGCCTTTAAGATAAGTGTTTCAGATCCAATCTGTCCTGATGGTACTGGTTCAGCTGTACCTCGAAGATCCTCGATTACCTTGGTAACTTGACGAACAGTCTTCTTCATGACTTCACCAATCACCTTAGATGGTGTACGAACCTTCACCGAAGCCACTGGATCATATTGAATAATGGACGTGCCCTTAATAGACAACCCACCCTTATCTTCAGTGACAAACATTGAAAAAATGTTATACTTAGTATTATACAGCAATACTGCAGAAGATCCAACGATTTTTGATGGATCAATTGAGACTAATTTAAGCTCATTATCTTCGATCTTATACTTTACTTTCTCTACCAACTTGTCCAATGTAACAGTCTTAGAACGAGACTTAGAAGGCTTCTTACGTTTCGCCTTAGCTGCTTCCTTAACCGCATTGATAGCATCATGCATAGTCTCGATTGCCTTCAACCGCTTCTTGATAGTATGCTTTGGGATATCGCCATAAGCTTCGGCAAGTTCTTTGTCAGTGAGCAATGATGCCATTTCAACGCCATAGGCTTGTAACCAATCAGTAACAAGCTTGGCTGGCATTGGACCTTTCAGTTCATATTCTTTCATTAGCTCATATACATCGATAGGTTGAGGGTTCTTTGATACCATCCAACTATCAATCATATCTTCTAAATCGCCTAAAATAGTCTCATTACAGCGCGCTATACTGCGCATAGCCGGTGATACGACCTTTGGCTTTGGGGTAGTGTCGGTTTCTTCTTCTACAAGTTCAATGGCGTTTAAGAGCTCGACACAAGCACTATCGATCATTGCCAATTCCTTAGAATCCAATTCCCAACCTCTCAACGCCATACGGCACAACTTAAGAGCCGTAGGATTTACGATATCTTTACGAGGACTTGCCAATTTCTTGATGGCACTTTTGTTTTCTTCTTTCAGGATTTTATGATCAGATTGCTTGAGATATTTGATCAAGAATGGAGAGTCAGTTTTTACATCTGAAAAATAACCATACCAATGAAGTGTGCGAAGAAGCTCAAGTTTACGTGTCTTCTCAGACTTAAACGTTGTACGAGTAAAATCCGGTTCTAGGCCTAATTGCGTTTCGTCAAAAGACTTACCGCGAAGAACTACTTTTTTTACCTTAGCCATGATATACTTCCTTTGTTTGATTCAATATAGATATTATAACACACTTCATTGGTAATGGCAACAGGTTTTTAAATGGGAACAATACTTATGATACGATCTAATGCTATTGATCGAAAGGCATTGTTGTCCAGATCCCAGACATGCATGACCTTGGCCAGCTGTTCATCTGTTTGAGGTCGACCTTTAAATACATACCCAGATTCTTGGATAAGCTTGGCCTTCTGCTCGTTACTTGCAACATTCATGACACGTGTACTGCCATCGGCTTTGGTGAATACAACGTTTTGTGGGCCATAGCCTAGTGCTTCTTCAAGTAATGCTCGATTATCTAAACTCATTATCTTTCTCCTGTTACTTCACGAATGTTACGAATCGTCTTAGTGCAAACACCAAACCCTGAATTGCGTGGTAGGTTTGATAGGATGTAACTAACTCTCGATTCTTCTGGTAAGAAATCATAATCCCGAATACGACTTCGTAGGTCAGCTATAAAGTATCCACGATCTTCGACTGATGCTTCCAATGTAGTATAGAGAGTATGAAAACTATCAAATACTTTAGGGCCTTCAGGCGTGGTTAATGTAAAGTCTTCTACGAATTGTCGTGCTTCTAAGTTAATGCTCATTTCTCTTCTTCCTGATTGTTTTGGTTGTGGGTTTTACTTAAATCATTTTTATTCTCGTCCATAAGTTTATTATATGGCACTAATACGGATGCGATACATTCTGCCTCTGATTCTAACTTCTCATACGAAGACATATTAGCACCGGTTATAACTTGTGTGCGGCCGGAATGTAATACATGCGTACTAGCGTGCACCCAATCCATCGCTTCTTCAAGAGACATATTGCCCTTATACGCTTCCAACGCATAAAACTCGCCTAAGGTTTTAATGTCATTATTCATTTTTGAGTTCCTAAGATCATGAATGGTACTAGTACTACAAATATGGAGAATACTAAGATAGCATCAAAATGGGGTACAGACTGCATGAACAATATGAAAGTTTCCATTACTTGCCCTCCGGCTTGAAATGATTCCAGAAGGCTTCGCGATTCGATGCAACTTCTTCATTGGACCAGTTATAATCATACCTTTTAAATTCGGTAATGCCATAGCTTTCATGTAGGTAAGCAGTGCCTACGTGTTCGATATGCCAGCTGGCAATTTTAAGACCTAAAACATCTTCAATAAAATCACCAGCTTCGCCATATACTTCGGAGAGATAATCCTCGACGTACTTAACTACTACTGCAAATCGCTTACCATCTTTATCGACTGCAAACGCGCGAATTGTCCAATTGCTTTTTTCGTTATACATAATATAATCTCTCTTGTGTGTGTTCCTATTCAATATAATAATTATAACACACTTTCAGGTACATGGCCACAGGTTTTTCAATTATTTTCAAGTTTTTTTGTCAATTGGCCAACGAACCCATCAAGCTTGAATAGGTGTTGCATTAGTACTTCATTCTGTATTCCCGCATAGTCGTAGAAAACACTATCGGATTGCATCAATTCTTGATGGGCAGAGGCAACTTCTTGACATGCGTCAATCACGCATTGGATTAATAAAGTTATTACACTTTTTTGATGGAGGGGATTTGAGTCGAGATTGATCAATGCTTGATCTAGGTAGGATTGGTGATCACTGGTACAGAAGCATAATAGTTCTGCGAGACTGAAAGTTTCAGTATTCTGTATAAGCATTTCAGCATAGTCTGTACGGACTTCATTGTATACGAGAGGAAATGCTTCGATGAGGATTTCTTTGGCAAGATTATGAGTAGTCATAATATATTTCCTTAATGTGTGTTTCGATTCAATATAATAATTATAACACACATTAAGGAATAAGGCAACAGGTTTCTGGGATTATTTTAAAGAATCAAAATGATCTAGGATAGGTACGTATACGGTTTTACCATCTTCTTTGACTGCCCGTAAGCATTGAAGGCGATTAGCAGAACCAGGTTCCGTGTTTATTGATACATGGATCCAGCCTGAATGAGGATCGCTTTCATGAAAGAATTCAAGAATCAGTTGATCAAAAACTAAGTTGTTTGCAATCCAGTTAGCTAACTGGCCATGGGTCATTTGATTTTTTAACGGTAGTTTGATGTCAGCCGCCATGCCATATGTATGTTGTGATGTGGCCGAAGAACCTATAATCCTCTGAAGTTCTTTGCAACGATATCCTGAGCTCACTACAATCCAACCAGCAAAATCCCGAATCGGTTGCAGTACCTTTAGGCATAGGTGTGTGAGATTGATAATACTTTGCGTATCTGGTGTATTATCAATCTTTTCTTTTTCGGCCGTACTTGATTTACACATTTCACTTAAAGTGAAATTATCGGTAATGTACATAATACTCCTTAGAACAATAGAGATGCCAAAAGACC